TCGAAAAGGTTGCGCCCGATGGTGAACTGAAGCATGGCAAGCTCTCGGACCAGAAGTACAGCAACAAGGCTGATACTTATGGCCAGATCCTTGCGTTGACGCGCCACGACATCATCAACGATGACCTCAACGCATTCATGGACATCCCGCGTCAAATGGGTCGCAGCGGAGCCGAGTCGATCGACGACCTGTTCTTCACGCTGCTCCTCAAGAACACCGGGTTCTTCTCCTCGGCTAACGCCAACTTGCTCACGGGTCCAGACACAAAGTTCGGTCCCGAATCGCTCACCGTTGCCAAGACAACCTTCCGCAAACAGAAGGCCGGACCGAGCAACAAAGCCAAGGACCAAAAGCCGATCAACATTCGGCCTGAGTTCTTGGTTGTTCCCGTCGAGATTGAAACCGACGCCGAACTGCTGATGGGCTCTGCGCAATTGATGATCGATGCGCAAGGAACGCCGACCAAGATCCCGGTCGACAACCCTCACCGCAACAAGTATCGCGTCATCAGTACACCGCATTTGTCAGATGCATATTACCCAGGTGCAAGTGCCAAAGCGTGGTATCTGTTCGCCAATCCAAACGTGCTACCTGCGTTTGAGATCGTCTTCCTCAACGGTCGCCGCACACCCGTCATCGAACGAGTCGAGATGCCTCCGAACATGCTCGGCATGGGATTCCGATCCTTCATCGATTTCGGTGTCAACAGCCAAGATCCGCGCGCTGCGGTCAAGGTCACAGGTGAAGCGGCATAGCCAATAGCTGCCCCTTCAAGACGTAACAGCACTTCCAATTACTCATATTAGGACGAACCCATGACATCTGCGGACTACGTTCAGCAAGGCGACACGGTTGACTTCACCCCCGAGACCGATTTGCCTGCCGGTAGTGTCGTTGTACAAGGAGATTTGGTCGGCATCACCAAACACGACATCCCGGCCAATCGACTGGGATCGATATGCGTCGAAGGTGTCTTCGATATCAACAAGGATCTAACGCAAGCCATCTCCGCTGGAGCGCGGGTCTATTGGGACGCTACCAACAACCAGGTTGTAACCATTGCAACAGGCAACAAGCTACTTGGCAAGTGTATTCGCAACGCGCCCGTCGACACGGCAACCGCTCGCGTGCGACTAAGCCAATAGCATCAAACACAATCCCTTGGAAGTAACCCTCAGACCTAGCCATTGATATGTCTTCGATCAATCAAATAGCCGCAGAGAAAGCCAATGCAATCGAGCAACTGACTTTCGACGAGGAACTCAAGACGAGTCAATGGTTGCGTGCTGCACCGTTCGAAACCGTCTTCTGTGTTGCGGTCAAGGCGCGGACAGCGACGTGGAAGGTCGAAGGTTTACTTCCTGATGGAACCATCATTCCGTTGGCTTGTTATCGACGGGAAGAATGCAGTTCACGCATCTTCCAACCAGAAAAGAATCGCTACATCAAAGAGGAAGTGATGTGCGGTATCCCCATTCGCTTCGTGTCGACCGTTCCTCAACCCGATTCCCAACTTTGGGTCATCTTCAAAAGCTAACTCGCTCTCTACTCCAAAGGAACCATCATGCTTCGTTTCAAACGTTATGCAATTGCGCTAGTAACCACCCTCACCTCCCTTCACGCAAGCTTCGCGAAGGAGACTGTGTGCACGGACTGCTCGTCGATCGAACTTGTTCCTCTTCAAGAGAACGTTCTCATCGACACGACCACGATTGAAAGCTCGGCTGCCAGCGATGAGGATCGCTTCACTCAAGTAATTCGAGCCACTGTCCGAGTCACCATCAGTGGCGTCTGTGGAAGTGGAACCGTTGTCGGACGCGATGAGGCCGGGAACTCACTGGTGCTCACCAATGCACACGTGGCCGGTACGCAACGCGGCCGCACTGTGAACCTCGAACGTTGGGAGCCCGACGGCTCGATCGAACGAGGGCGAGGATCGATTATCGCCTCGGGATATGGCCGAGGCATGAGCGTCGACTTTGCATTGCTCAAGTGTAACGCAGAGTTCGCCAAAAATGTGCGACCCATTCCCCTGGCGGATCGCTACCCAGATCGCAAGGCAATGGTGACCACTTATGGTTGCCCTCGCTGCGAATGGCCAAGTCTCCAAGTTCTCAGTCTCAATCGATCCGAAGGGCAGATCCTCACATGGAAGCCAGAAGCGATCGGCGGTCGCAGCGGTTCTAGTGTGATCGACTATACCGATGTTGGTCCACGTGTTGTTGGGCTCCTTACGTGGGGCGGTGGCGGTGAAGGGCTTGGGCAATCGACCCCATTCCTGTTGCAAGCGTTGCGAGGTCGTCTACCTCAAGCTCTCGAATCACTACCCCAGGGTGTCAAGGAAGTTGATAGTACCGTCGAAGCCTCAAAGGATGTGCGTGTGACGACTTGGCCAACGCAACCACTGGCCGTCATGTCACAAGCTGGCGAAGGTGCATCGCAAGATATTCTCGATGCGATCACAGAACCGAATCAAGGTGGCATCTTCGGTCGCAAACCTCGCGACGAAGGGAACAAACCGGAATCGCCCAAACAACCAACCTTGGACTTCGTGCAACGCGTTCAACGCTGGATAAGAGATCGATTACTGGTTGCATTGCTCGTGGCCGTTACGTTTGTTGCGGGCGTTCTTTGGGGACGATCCGGCAAGCGGTTGATGGCTGCTCCTGTTTCTAACTCGTAGTGACTTTCCGTTTCCTTCGTTCGAGACCAAAAACCGAGACTCCAACGTTATGTTCGCACTCATCGGGTACATCCTCGTCTGTTATCTTGCAGCCGATCTCCTCGCTGGCTTCTGGCATTGGTGGGAGGATCGCTATGCGGACACGCGATGGCCAGTGATTGGCGAATGGATCGCAAAACCCAATCAGCTCCACCACGAGCAGCCATTGGCGTTCCTCGATCAGGGTTATTGGTCTCGCAATTGGACTACGCTTATCCCGGCGGGCGTCGCTTTCTTGTTAACAGTTCCCGATCCGATCTGCGGAGTCTTTGCCTTTGTTAGTCAGGCCAACGAGATCCATGCATGGTCGCACAGCAAAGGAAAAGTAGCCGCATGGATCGAAACCCTTCAATCGATCGGCCTCTTGCAATCTCCAAAGCACCATGCGCAACATCACGTTGAACCTTTTGGATCAAAGTATTGCGTGATGACAGATTGGCTCAACCCCATATTGGATCGCCTCGATTTCTGGAGAAGGCTCGAGGAGATCATTTGGAGAGTCTTCGCAATCAGGAGCCAACACTAATGCTCAACATCATGGAACGTGGTCAAGCTTGGTTGGCAAGTCAATTGACCCAACACGCATCCAAAAAAGTTGTCTACTGTCGCGATGATATCGAGGTGGAACTGTCTGCAACCATAGGGAAATCGGAATACGACCAAGACGACGGAGAAGGAATTGTCACTCGTTCCCAAGTTCGCGACTTCCTGATCAATACTCACGAGTTGATGGAGTCAGCGATAGGCTCACTACCGCGGCGCGGCGACTCGATCGTCGAAGTCGTAGGCTTCACGGTCTTCGAGTTCGAAGTCATGTCGCTTGGAAACGATCCGCCGTGGCGTTACAGCGATCCGTTCCGATTCAAACTCCGCATCCATACTAAGCAAGTCGCGAGTCGTGAGACTTGAGATTAACGATTGGCTTCTTGCTCTTCCTCAAGACTCACGACTCAGGCCTCGAGACTTTAGATATGACGACCGTTTTACAAGTAGCCGATAGCGTAACCGCCCAACTCAATGTAGCCGAGTTCGACTTCGAATTCATCGCCGAGCGAATGTACGTTCCCAACTTCGACCTCGAAGACGTGAAGGAACTCCGCGTGACAGTTGTGCCTCGCGATGTCGAGCTATTCCCTCACGACCGCGCCCACAACAAGTACCACTGCCGCGTTGATGTTGCGGTACAAAAGAAGTTTTCGAAGGGAACCAACGAGGAGATCGATCCGCTAGTGGATCTTGTGGAGAAGATTGCCGACGAGTTTCGTCTGAAGAGACTCGATTCATTTCAAGCGGCTCGATGCGTGAAGGCCGAACACGCAGTGCTGTATTCCAGCGAGCACTGGGAACAACTGCGTCAGTTTACAAGCTTGTTGACCCTAACCTTTGAACTGGCGCGATGATCAAGATCACGGTCCGAACTCAATTCGATAAGCGAAAGCTCAAGAAGAAGGCAGAAACAGCAACCTTCACTTCTCTGAGCGAGGCCGGCGGTGCGGTTCGAAAAACGGCCAAGCGTAGTATTCGGAAACGCAAGAAGCCTTCGAACCCGGGAAGCCCGCCGCATACACAGACAGGCATGCTCAAGCGAGTGATTCGATACGACGTCACCAACAACCGAACCGTTGTCGCAATCGGTCCTGTGAACGAGATCGCTGGACGGATTTGGAACTTGCATGAATTCGGTGGCGTTGCAACCAAGCGTCGAAAGCTCAAGCCGCATCGATTTAAGGTTGGCGAGCATGGTCCCATCCGTGCCATACAGCACGGAAGCAAGACCAAGTTTGCGAGGATCGAACTGCGAACCGGAGCTCAGGCGAATCGAGCCACTCGTCTAATTGCTGAGGAGAACGAGCGACGCAGTGACAACAAGCCTCGCCATTATCCCAAGCGACCATTCATGAAGCCGGCACTGGAAGCCAATCGGAGTCGGCTTCCCACGTTCTGGGCCAACTCAGTCAAGTAATTACCAAAATCGGTTAACGCCATACTGATCGAAGATAACATCGCAGCTGATAAGCGACATGGGTTCCGATATCGATTGTGAAGCTAGCAAACGATCAAAAGGGTCTCGATGATGAAAGTCCAAGCGAGAAAGAATAGAGAGATGATCAGTGGAGATGTTAAGAACGGAAAAGTCATTAATGGAAAGATGCTGTGTCAAGAACGATTCGATAGGTAATCCAAGCTTGAGTTTGTTGATGCTTACTTTGATCGTGATTTCCCAAAGACTGGCAACGCTCACCCATTTGCGATTTGCAGGTGACTCGATCGTTGCTTTTGCGTTTTGGGAAAGTCTTTGGTCGTTCCAGACAAACCAAAGAAACGAGTGTGTGTCCAATAGAACATTCATTCCATGTACTCGCGAAAGTCATCCAGCGGCGCATCAAAGTCATCAGCCATCCAGTGAGTCGTGCCTGCCGCAGAACCCGCCTTACACGGATAAAGTTGATCGGAAGTATCAGCTTTTTGAAGCGTCGCTATGACTTGCCCGTCATCAATGATGCGTGCCACTTCACCAGGCTTCAACTGGCTTAATATCACCTTGAGCTTTGTATCGCTGCTGTTCAATAAAACGTCTGACATGATTGTACCTCCTACATTCAATTGTACTCGCTCCAAAAGGAAACCGAAACAATGCCAGAAGTAAAACTAGGTCTCGAAGCCGTCCTCACCATTGACGGTGCCGAGATCACCAACGTCAAGGATTTGACGGTCAGCCTAGAGAAGGCTGAGGCCGACGCGAGTACTCGGGCCAACAATGGCTGGCGTGCCACGGTGGGTACGCTCAAGGATGCGTCCATTGAGTTCACTGTTCTAAATAAGGACGGGGACTCTGCGTTCGGCTTGCTTCAAGGCCTATGGAGCAGCGGCGATCCTTGTGATGTCGGCATCAGCGACGCTGGTGGAACGCTCACGCTGACTTGTGAAGTGATGAACTTCAATGTCAATCAAAACCTGGAAGAGGTCATCTCTGCTGACGTGACTCTCAAGCCAACACAGTCGAGCTCTGGTGGTGGCATGAACGTTGGACCTGGCTTGGCTGGCCCTTAAGCTGGCGTGATGCCTAAGGTCAGGATTCATTTGTATTTCTTTCTTCCTCAAGACTT